CAGTCATCCCGCCACCACCCGCCGCCAGATCTGTCAGCATCCCCGCTCCGGTAGAGACAAGAGCATTGCCGACGTGCCCCGCTATCTTGCCCGTCATCGTGTTGGTCGCGAGGTTCTGGAAGGTATTGGAGCCGAGCGCCTTGCCAGCGGTTCTCGTATCGGCCTCCCGCTGCATCTGGTCGTGAATCCGTTGGAGCGCCTGCCGGTTTTCCTCCGTGACACTATCAGCGGGATGAAACTTATCGCCGGCCTGTTTTTTGGTGATGTCGTCAATCGTGGATCGCATGTTCCCGAGTGTCGGGTTGCCTTGTAAGTCGGTCAGCTTGCGCCCCTGAAAATACTTCATTTCATCGATACGCCGGGACAGATCGGCATACGTTGCCTGTGCGGCGTCGAACCCTGGCGTGGTACGGCTGATCTCGGCGGTGATCGCTTTGTCCACTTGGTCAAGTGCGCCAAGCGTGCGCCGGTCGGCTTTTCCTTCCGGTTTCAGCCTCGCTATGGTTTCATCGATATGATCGGTGATGCCCTTGAGTTGTTCCGGGTCCGTCTGGCCTTGTAGCTTCTTATGGATGTTCGCCAGTTCCGCCATGGCCGTGTCATTTTGTTTGAGCGGCGAATTCATCAGGTCTTCCACGGTCTTGATCGCTCCCGATGGATCAGCTTCGGTCTTGTTGGCCCACGCTTGTTTATACAGTGGATCGACGGTATCGGTTCTGTTTTTGACAGCGGCTTTCAGATCATCTTCCGTTCCGGCCATATCTCGCAATTTGCTCATTGCATTGGCCTTCAACGCATTTTCCTGCGTGGTGAAGGGAACCGGCGTATCCGAGTCCCTGACCGCTCGGTAGAGCGTCGCCAAACCGGAATTTCCCGTGATCGTCGGTAGCGCGCCTTCCGCGCCTGGAATTGGCTCTCTGTTCCCGATACTGGCGAAGTGGTTAATGATATCGTCCGCTCGTTTCGCCGCATCCGCCTGCGTTTTGATTTCGCCCTTCATGGGCGGCAACGCCTCAGGGATGTGACGGAACTCCTCGATCTGCTCCGGGGTCAGCCCATTCGGTATAACATCGTTCTTACCAACTGGCGACGGTTCTGTTTTGACCGGCACCACAGATGGCGCGGGTGACACAAGTGGGTTATCAGGGGCGCGTGGCACCGCTTCAGGCCCAGCGGAGAGTGAATTAGGAGGTTGCACGAGCGCCACACGCGGCCCGGCCAACGGCACACCCTCTGGTGATACCGGCGGCACACCTGCGCCTGGCGGCGGCAGAAACTCCGAACGAAGAGGCGCCCCTAGTCGTTCGTGAGCCTCGATTAGTTGTCTGGGAACTGCACTTCCTGGAGGTATGTAGGAAGGTGCCAGATCGGCCGGCGTCGGCAGTCCGATCAACGGTGAGGGGGGCGGGGCGATTGGTGGAACGGGCGGTGGCTCCGCCACGAGTGGATTACGATCAGTATTCAGTCTGGCTATCGGCCCGTAAGCCGTGCTGGCTGGAGAACGATTGAGGCCCGCGACATTGGCGAGCGCGGACGTGGCAAGCGGCGTAACTTGCCCATAAGCAGGACCGTAGGCCAGATCGAGCGCGCCTTGAGCCAGATCGCGAGCGAATCCCGGCATGGCGAAACGCAAGGCGCCGGTTTCATTGTCTCGCGCGAACGGAACAATATTCCCGTAGGTCGTGTTTGGTGCGGGCGCTAGATAGCCAGATGCCGTTCGATACTGTTCCGCGATCCTCCGTTGATCTTCATCCGGCGGCGCGGTCGCTGGAACATCCCACCCGGTATAATCCGCTCGCAACGGTTGCGGCGGTGGTTCAAGGGGCATCCCTTGACGCGGAACCAACTCCGTTCGTGGCGGCGGAGCGATCCGAACGACGGGAGCATCAAGTCCCCATCGCTGATGAAAATCAGGCGAAACAGTCGGGAGAGGCTCGGACTGGCTGGAACTGCCAGACGGTGGCCCGATCCCCCAACGCGCATTGAAACTGTCCTCGGCGGATGTGTCAGTGGCTTTTCGTGGAGATGCCACTTACTGCCCGCCACGTGGCGCGGAAAGCACGCCATTGCGTTCCGCGCGCTCAACGCCAGCCATGAACTCCATCCGTTTGCGTGTATTGTCTCCGAAACTGGCGAGAGTTTGCGAGCGTTCGGTCGGCGACATCTGGTCGAAAAGATACATACGCGGGTCGGTTTGGTTCTGGAACTCAGCCCGAAAGTTGTTCAGTTCAGCCGGCGGTCGTTTGCTCTTGATCCACGATTGTCCTTCATCCTGCTCCATACGGCGCAGTGAAATCAAACCTTTAAGGACGACTTTCGCCGCCTCATTTGAAATGCCAACGCTGGGATTTGCCGCGCCGGCCGCCGCCTGTCCTTCGTTGCTCCGTGTCGCCCCCGGTGCGCCAAGTTGTATTTGCGTGGTGTATTTTCTGGCTTCATCATAGGCGGCAACTTCATCTTTGGACAGAATTGGTGAAATATGAGACAATGCCCTTTGCAAGAGTTCTGGAGCGAATGTATTGATATATGAACTAACGCTCTGAAGTGTCTCTGATCCTTTTCCGGTTGGCGCCTTCGCCAGAGCATCTTGCGCGGCCAAAAGAGGATACATTTCGGACCTAAAACTGGCTACACGGTTCGCCATGTTCTGTGCAACAGGCGATTGATTCAACATATAGTCCCGAACACCCGGTTGACTCGATTTCGTCGATCCGCCTTGTCTCAGGATATTCAAGTCTGGCCCTTCCGATATGGAAGGCGGCGAAGAGCCTGGCGCGGCGGCGGGGATGATGCCAGATGGCACATCTGACATGACGCCGGACGGCAGGCCAAGACTGGCGACCTGCGTGCCCTGCGGACCGGCGGTGTCACCCGCATCGCTTCGAGGGCGCAAGGCGTCGAAGTGCATCGGGTCTCGATTGTGGGAGAAGTCACCGCCCCAACGCAATCCATATTTAGCCGCCAGTGATCGTGCGAGGTCAGGTGGTATTTCCCCTGGCGTGCCTACACGATTGTTCGAAGCGTTCACATCGATCGCGAAAGCGGATGCGTGCTGACTTGGTGTGTTTGTCCCCGCTACCACCGCGCCTGGACGATAGCTACTGACATCTTTGGGGTTGATCTTGTAGCCGGCGGCTTCAAGGTCCGCGACTAATCCCTGGAACTGCGGTGCAACGCTGGCGGCAACCGTAAACCGGGCACCACCAGGAGCCTGAACCTGTGCAAGCATCGGTGAGGTACCGCCCGCGTCGGAACGCTGACCTGGACGCGGCGGTTGCGGCGTTCCCCCAGGTTGTTGTCCAGGAGTATAGGTGGTTGGAGGTTGGCCTGTCGTTCCTGGATAAGGGAATGCCCCCTCCGGAACCTGAATGACCTTGCCGATATCGGCTTCGGATTTACCATACTGCTGGTAATTTTCACGGGTGATCTCAACATCCCGCAGTTGCTTGTTTTGCTGCGGCGACAATGTCTCCTGCGTAAACGATCCAGGCACGAAGCCGCCGCCCGCCCAGACGGGACGCCGCACACCAGCGATGATCCCCTGATTGGTGATTTGCTGATCTGGCGCGCCAATAACCGATCCGACCTCATTCCCTGGCGTCGCCAGATTTGGCGCAACCCAGGCCCCGAGTTGGCTCCGAAAGTTCGGCCCATCCGTCATTCCAGCCAACGCCGCTGATGGGTCGTGCATCGACATGCCGGCAGCCTCTAGCCGCCCCAGAACGGTCGTCGCGTCCGCCAGTGTCGGATTGGCGCCTTCCGCCAGGAGGGGCGCCAGTTGCAGCGCGGCCGCCTGTTTCCACGTCTTGAAAAGATCGGCCTTCCCGCCCGCGATGCGCTGCTGTTGCAACTCCATCGCGCCAGGAAAAAGCTGCGTTTGATTGATTTTGTTCTGAATATCCGCGAACTGCCCAACCGTCTGCAACGGGTTCGGCGGCGCAACACCGCGTCCTGCCTGCAACGCGATGGCGGGATCGAAGCCGGGAGACGATAGCGCGCCGCTCATTGTGGTGGCACTCCTTGCGGTGGCATCGCCGGCCCTGGTGGCGCCGCTGGCATGGCCTGCTGCGGCGCCTGTTGCGCGCCTTGAGCCTGTTGCAGCACGGCGGCCTTCATATGCACCACGGCGGACAGATTGGCGCTGTAGAGCGTCCGCAGCCACGGCCCTAGCTTGTCCGCGTCGGCCGGCATCTGCGTGATGAACTTGATCGCCTCGGATGGAGGCACCTTACCGTCCGCCGCCTCCTTGGCCGCGGCCTTGATCACATCCTTCGCCGTCACCTTGGGATTGGTCGCGAGCGAGCCGAGGATGGGCAGGATGTAGTCCAACTTCGCGATCTGCGCCGGAAGGTCGCCAGGGTCCATCTGCCCGACGTGCTGCCACATGCGCGCGTGGCCCATCGCCGGATGATCGGGTTGTGGCGCGGCGAGCGGTTGAGCGCCGGACATGAGAGGGTTGCTACCGGACATGATCTATGACATATTCCTCAATACCGCTATCGAGTACAGCATCGCCGCCGGTTTCCGCCAGTCGGGACTGGCGGTTTTGTTTTGCTGCCAATGGTTGCTACCGGACATGATGACCTATCAAAAAAAGCCCTGCCCAACGGCAGTTGTGTCTGAGCCAATCTGTGGCGTGCTGGTCCCACCAAATGCCAGCGGGGAATTAAACCCAGAACCACCGCTATTGTTGCTGGTTAGTAGCTTCTGGAACAGCAGCGTGTTCAGCGGCACATTGGCCGCCGTCTGCAATCCACCGGAGATCGCGTTCGCGCTCCCGACCGTTCCCGCCGCCTGCGAGGCCGCGGCGGACTGCAACGCGGCATTGCTCTGTCCCACCGACTGGAGGCTGTTCTGCCCGGTCTGATTGGAAGCGTTCTCCCCAAGATTCGTCAGATTAGCGAGCGGCCCTATCACGTTCTGTAAGTTGTTCTGAAAGATGCCCTGGTTCATCCCGTAGATGCCCTGGTTCATCTTGTAGATATTGGCCTGCGTGTTCAATGTGTTATCGGCAAGGCCCGTCGCGTAATTCGCGGCGCCCTTCAACGCCGCCCCACTGATCCCACGTCCTGCCGCCGCGTTGGAACTCGCCACGCCCTGCAATCCCTGACCAAGCGTGAACTGGTATCCTGGCGTAGCCCTGAGTGCTTCCGTCGTTGGATTGAACTGCGGAAATGGCGCCTGCGGGAACGTGAGCGAGTTGATCCCGTTCGCGGCCAAGAGGTTCGTTCCCGTTCCCCCGAGGCCGAGGCTGGCGAGCAGCGCGTCAACACCGGTCTGGCCGGCATCGCGGTATGGCGACAGATCGGAGCGGACCTGTGCTTGTTGCTGTTGCGCCGCGTCCGCCGCGCGGTTGGCCGCCGCCGCTTGCGTGTTGGCCGCGCTCTTGGCGGCACTGGACGAGATCAGCGATCCGCCGATGGCACCCACAGCGCCAACGCCGGCCGCGATGGCCGCGCCGAACGGCATCTATCCCTCCACCATGTTGTTCTCACTAGTGACCTCGATATCACCGGTTCGCGAGACGTTGTGAATGCAGAGGATCACGGTGTTGTCTTCCAATGTCAGGAATGTGTGCGGCCGGTTCGCCAGGATCGTGACCGTCGCCGGTGCCTTGAAAAGCCCACGGTTCATATCGCCTTCCCACAACCGCACGGAACCCGCCGCGATAACTGAGACATGAGAAAATGCGTGCTGATGCTGCGGGAGATACGTTTCGGCCTTCGGGATCAGATGCGACTTCACGAAAATGTCGTCTGTCACTGACAGGTCCGTGACGATCGGTTGCTCTGGATGACGCACGAACTCGGTCATTCGGTCCTCATGCTAACGATGGCGACGAGCCGATCCGTGTCTCCGTCATTGGAAACAGCGTGAGGCAACAAATTGTCGAAGGTCCACACATCGCCAGCGATCATGCGAACTGTCTCACTGTCGCATTCGCTTAAAGATGTTCCGGCGAGCGTCACATGGCACTTGCAATTATAAAAACAAGGCGCCCACGATCCCGCGTCAGAATGACGTTTGACCTCGCCACCGGGCCGCAACCGCGTAATCAGGATCGAGCCGAGTTCCACCGCCGCGACCTTGGCCATCAGACCGAACACCAGAGGCCGCAGCGATGGAAGTGCCTGCCACGCGGGCCAGAATACGTTGCGGTGCTCCTCCTGGAACGATTCAAGTCCCTCGATCTCATTGGCGGCGCGGTATCGCACCCATACTGATTGCGTGTCTCCGTGCGGCGTGCCTGGATAGGTCTCGCGGTGATCGTTGACTTCCCACAAGCCTGGATTACGCTGCAATTCCAGCAAGATCGACATCGTATCCACGCCGCGCGCAAGGCAGAGAAATTGGCTCACGCGGTCAACCCATAAGCCTGAAGCACCGCGATCACGTCCGCGAGCAACACCGGAGCCGCCGGCTGCGCTCCCGGGGCCGCGTGCCCCCAGACTCCAATCCCGCCCGCGAAGAGCGCCGTGCCGGTGAAGTGCGGCGAGGCCAACGGCGCTTTCAGCGCGTCCGCCGCGATGCGTGACGCCGTTTCCGTGGTAATCTCGCTCGTCAGCGTGGCTTCCGCCGCCGTGGCTCGCGCTGTTTCCGTAGCCACATCAGCCAATGCCGTGTTCGCCGTGGTCTGCGCCGTGGCGGCGTTGGCAACACCTGTGTTCGCCGTGGTCTGCGCGGCATTCGCATTGGCCAGCGCCGTGTTCGCGGTATCTTGCACGTCACCCGTGCCGATCCCGGCTAAACCACCCGTGCGCGCCATGACCTGAAGCGACCAATGGAACCACTCGCGGGACTGCTGCCCGGTGCTGATGTCAACGTAAGGCACCGCCGGGTTCGGCATTTTGCAGGCGTATTGCGTGACGGGGTTGGTGTTGCCGCTCATTTCTTCTTCGCGGCCTCGACACGCTTTTTGGCGACGCGCAAATGCGCTTCCTCGGTCTTCTTGTCGCGTGGCAGTGCCGGCGACGCGGCGGCGAGCCGCACGTTCGGGCGGTCGTCTTTGTCCGGTGGTTTTTTCATTGTCCTGTCCCTGTCGCGGCTGGTGGTTGTGCTGCCTTCAACTTCGCGACCTCCGCCTCAAGCTGAACGATCCTTGACGCAGCCTGAACCTCCCGCCCCACGCAGGCCAGAAGCACATTGCCCAGGGCAACCGGATCGGTTTGCTGCGCCAGCGCGGGCGTCGCGAGCAGGCACGACAGCAGGATGATATGTTTCAGCAATGCACTACGACCCCGCTAACCGTCTGGAAACTCGCGGTCGGTAATCCAGGAGCGCAAGTCACCCCCGCCGATGTCCCGACCCGGATCACCCCCGCGTCATCCACGGAAAACAGATTGGTCGTGGCTGAGTCCTTCAGCGTGAACACCGTCGTCGCTCCACTCGTATCCGGCCCGGTGATGTTGACGATAACCCCCGATGGACTGAACACCACCTTGGAGTCGTTGAAAACGATCTGCCCGGCGGCCGATATGTCAAA